TTCCAGATTCTAATGCTTTCGCTGACCTTGTGACGCTGGACCGCCAGATCTTTAACAGTTTGCAGACTGCAGTGTTGTATGGATTTGTTGAGCAGAAGTAGTGTCGGCCGTACCGATCTCCTCTAACACGTAGATGTCCACACACGCCCCTGATCGTTGGGTCGTGATACTACGCAGCGGCTATACCTCCTTAACTCTTCTATTGGGACAACTCTCACCCCTATACAACACGAACAACAACATGACTAAAGCCGTAGACCGCAGAAATGCAGCGTGCCGCTCACGGTGTATACGCCAGCAGTTGCGGTACCTGAACCACCACCGCTACCGTACAACTGGATCAACCCGCACTGCGCATCACTGTCGTCGCTATCGCTAACTTGTCGCCAATCATTGAAGTACTCCGTCGGCTTCACCTCGAAACTACCTATGGTCCCGAGAGAAGACTCAGCATAGTGTGCCGAGTTGGACACCTCACCCAAACCAGTGGGCGGGTTGTCCAGCGAGGAGTTTGAAGGGATGTAGCTTGCGGCAATGAACGTGTTGGCTGACCCACCAACACCAGTCGCTCGCACCTCAACCTTCAGATCGGTCAACACCCAACGTGTGGTAAAACCAACACCGGCGCTGAACTGTGCACAGGTATCGTTCAGGAAGATGTAACTCCCTGTACTCGTACCTTGTCCCAGGACAAGCAGCTTCGTGGTTGGGGTGCCACTCGTTGTCTCCAGCACATTCGTGAATTTGAATGGCATGGAGAAGGTGTCACCCACTGCACGTGGGTAGCGCGACGGAATGGCGCTCTTCATGACCCGCTGTCGCGGTTTCGTTTTGTTGTTGTTCTTCTTCATCATTTGACGTTGCTTCACCATATTGCTAATTGGACTCTGTAACAATATTAACCCCGGGACTGACAACCAACCACTCACGGTCGATTGCAGTCGTACTAAAAGGTCCAACACTAGCATGGTGGTAAAATCGCTCAATTGCAACTTGATGATCGGGCAACAAGCCGAACGCGTAGTAGAAGGACACTCGCGACCGAGCATCCACACGTCCAGCTGACAATCCCTGCGCTAAATGCAATTGTGAGCGATTCTTAAACACTTCCTTCAACATGCCATCGGTGCAGTTCGTACCCGCCCGACTAAACACGTCGTAGAACTCTGACAAGACCGGTACACCGGCTGCCAGGCGACTCCCGCACATCCCAATTGCGGCGAGCCACTTCCTGTAGACTTTATCATTTGGCACGCTAAGGAGGCACATTGGATCCTTATTCAGGCATGCCCCCAGATTGCGCACCATCCGCCATCCAGTGCTCAACTCCACTGGCCTACTCTGGCAAAATTCAACTTGCTCCAACTCGTCTACAGTTGGTTCCACAGTCATGGCAAACCCTTTCGTGACGAACCACTCGCTTAACCCGGCTTTGAAACGTTGCTCATCTTCTTCTTCCATGAACACAACGCAATCGTCGCCATTGTTTGCGAGCTCTAACTCCACACCTCGTTCCTTGGCATACACCCAGATGAGTGCACACATAATGATACAATTTCCTAAAGAGGTGTTAAGGTCACCTGAGCACCGAGTTCCTTCCATTGAGAACTTGACCGTTCCATCTAATGCACGAGCCAACCCCTTGTTACGCAACTGCATCTTTAGCAGCCACTGGAGTTCCTTGTTCCCGGGAAACAAGG